CAGTAACGGAGATCCTATTCCGTATATCAGGCAAGCTGACATTAAAGTTTATGTAAATACTGTTTTACAAACTCTTACAACTGATTACACCTTTAACAGTGCTGGCACTGCAATTGTTTTAAACAGTGCTGTAAGTGGAGCCACTGTACTCATTCAACGAATTACAGACATTACAGATCCAACGGTTGTTTATACAGCAGGATCTACTCTTACAGCTCAGGACCTTAATAACGCTGATAACCAAATTAGATATGGTCTTCAAGAGTTTCAAGATTCTGTAAATTCTGGTGCTGGTGTTCCCGATGGAGATAAAGGAGACATTGTTGTTGCAGGCACAGGCACCATCTGGTCTATTGATGCAAACGCAGTTGTTGCTGGAAAAATTGCTAGTGGTGCTGTAACAGAAGCCAAAATTGGTACTGGTGCCGTTACAGAAGCCAAGATTGGGTCAGGAGCTGTTACAGAAGCAAAGATTGGTTCTGGTGCTGTTACTAGTACCAAAATTGCTGATGACACAATTGTTAACGCTGATATCAATTCAGCAGCAGCAATTGCTGGTACAAAGATAAGTCCTGATTTTGGTAGTCAAAACATTACGACTACTGGAAACGTCACCATTAACGGTCAAGGTGACCTTCGCTTTGGTGATTCTGACTCTAGTAACTGGGTTGCGTTTCAAGCTCCGTCAACAATTTCTAGTAACGTAACTTGGACTCTTCCAAACGCTGACGGAACTGCAAACCAAACTTTTACTACAAATGGTTCTGGAGTTTTAAGCTGGGCAACTGTTGAAACTATTCCTTCTGGTTCTGTTTTGTGGTTTGCTGCTTCTTCTGCTCCTACTGGGTATTTAAAGGCAAATGGTGCAGCAGTTAGTCGTTCTACTTACGCAGCTTTGTTCAGTGCTGTAGGTACAACGTTTGGTTCTGGTGACGGCTCAACAACTTTTAACGTCCCTGATCTGCGTGGTGAGTTCCTTCGTGGCTGGGATGACAGCCGTGGCATTGATACCAGCCGCAGCTTTGGTTCTGCTCAAACTGATGAACTGAAGAGCCACCTTCACGCCATTTCGTCGGGTGCCATCTTGAATGGGTATGACTTGGGGGCGTCTGGAGCATTGCGAAGTGGTTCTGGTGGCTCTGGTAGCAACCCAGGCTTTTATGACACCGCCTCAACAGGCGGCACTGAAACCCGTCCTCGTAACATTGCTCTGTTGGCCTGCATTAAGTACTAAGCCATGAACATTTATCACTACCACCCAACGACTGGTATTTTCTGCGGACAAAGCGTTGCAGATGAATCACCGCTAGAGCCTGGTGTTTTTCTAATCCCAGCTTTTGCTACAACTCTTGAGCCACCTCAATGCCCTTCTGGGCACTATGTAGTTTTTAAAAACTCTCAATGGGTTCTTGAGGTTATTCCAGAACCTGAGCCTGAACCTGATCCTCAACCAGCTCCTCCTCCGCCGACTCAAGAACAATTGAGAAAAATTGCTTATTTTGAAGAAGCAGATCCTTTGTTCTTTAAAGCTCAAAGAGGTGAAATTACTATTGATGTTTGGCATCAAAAAGTTGATGAAATCAGAGCTCGGTATCCTTATGAGGTTAGTGAGCTGTGAAACCTAAGAAAACTTTGAGCGGTAAACCTGTTCGACTTCCGCCTAAGCCTAAACAAACAACTCAAGGTCAATCCAAAAACAGCAAACCAAAGGGTTCCCGTAAACTTAAAAGAGGTCAAGGTTAGTTATGAAACGTCTTCTTGTAAAAGCGACAGGTGGTGGCGGTGGTGTCACCGATGGCGACAAGGGTGACATCACGGTGTCTGGGTCCGGGGCAACTTGGACGATTGATTCAGGTGTGGTTGGGACATCCAAACTTGGTGGCGACATCACAACTGCTGGTAAGGCACTGCTGGATGACGCGGATGCCTCTGCTCAACGGACCACGTTGGGTCTTGGCACGATTGCCACATTGGCTGCCCCTAGCGGCACCGTCGTTGGCACCAGCGACACCCAAACGCTGACCAACAAAACGCTGACAGATCCAGCCATCATCGGCACGATCCTTGAGGACGTTTTCACCATCACTGACGGTGCAGCGTTTGAGGTGGACCCTGGCAACGGTTCTGTTCAGCTGGTGACGCTGGGTGCCAGTCGTACTCCGAAGGCCACCAACTTTGCTGCTGGTGAGTCGGTGACGTTGATGGTGGATGACGGCACGGCCTACACGATCACTTGGACCGATAGCACCTGGGGCACTGGTGGTGTGACGTGGGTTGGTGGTTCTGCCCCGACGCTTGCGACCAGTGGCTACAGCGTGATCCAGCTGTGGAAGGTTGGCACCAAGGTTTATGGAGCCAGCGTGGGGAGTGTGGCATGAGGATTCCTCACGGCCTGCGGGCAGCTTTGGCTGGTCAGGGAAGCACTCCTGCACCTAGCACTGATGCCAACTTTGAGAACACGGTGCTGTTGCTTCATGGTGACGGCACCAACGGCGCTCAGAACAACACGTTCACGGACGGCAGCACCAACAACTTCACCATTACCAGAAGCGGTAACGCGACGCAGGGTACGTTCAGTCCGTATGGCGATAACTGGTCGAATTACTTTGATGGGACTGGGGATTATTTAAGAGTTACAAACGGCAGTTTTCTTACATTTACAGGCGACTTTACAGTTGAAGGGTGGATATATAGCTCATTCAGCGGCGGAACTGGTGTTCAAGGGTTTATGCTGATTGACACGCGAAGTGGATACAGCACTTCAAATTGGGCGTTTGGTGTATTTAGTTCCACTGGAGCCGTACAATTCTTTTATAGCGGTGGCGGTTTATCCTCCTCAGTTAGTTGCGTCCCAAATGCTTGGAATCATATTGCACTGACTCGCAGTGGAACAACGCTTAAAATGTTTGTCAACGGTGTAGAAGGATATAGCGGCACAGTTTCCGGCACTATTGCAACTGGCTCAAATGCCAACGCAACAATCGGCGCAGGTTTTGACGGTGCAAATTATATGTCCACTGGATACTGTGCTGGACTTAGAGTTGTTAACGGCACCGCCGTCTACACCAGCAACTTCACCCCCAGCACCACACCGCTCGCAGCAATCACCAACACCTCGCTGCTGACCTGCCAAAGCAACAGGTTCCGTGATGCCAGCACCAATAACTTTACGATCACCCGCAACGGTGATGTCAGTGTTCAACGGTTTAGCCCGTTCTCCCCAGCTGCTGCGTACTCCTCGTCAACGATTGGTGGTAGTGGGTACTTTGATGGGACTGGAGATAATGTTTATTGCACACCTTCTAACCTAACTGGTCAATATACGATTGAAGGCTGGTTTTATCAGACAGATAATGCAGGTACAAAAGCGTTTTTTGGTAACTGGAGCACTGGCTGTCTGTTGCGTGTTCAATCAGGAATAAGTTTTGAGTGGTACATGCCCGGGAGTAGCTTAACCGCAACGATAGTTTCACAAAAAAATCAGTGGTTCCACGCTGCAATAACTAGAGATTCAGGCAATACTGTCCGTTTATTTTTGAACGGGACACAAGTTGCTTCTAATACTAGCAGTAGTACCATTACCATGACCAACTTTACGGTCGGGTCCGAAAGAAGCGTAAGTGGAGATCCATACGCTGGTTACATCAGCGGATTCCGAATCCTTAATGGAACTGCTCTTTACACATCAGCCTTCACTCCACCCACGACGCCCCCCACTGCGATTGCCAACACTAATCTTCTGCTGAACTTCACCAACGGCGGCATCATTGATAACACGATGATGAATGACGTGGAGACTGTTGGTAACGCTCAGATCAGCACCACTGTCAAGAAGTACGGCACGGGCAGCATGTACTTTGATGGAACGGGGGATTGGTTACTTCTTCCTCACACAACAGATCATTTGATTGGAACTGGCAAATTTACGATTGAGTTCTGGCTTTACTTAAGTGCTACAGGTGCTGCGCGTGGTTTAGTTGGAAAAGGCACCAGCACTACGGGATGGCTTGTTTCCATTGATAGCAGCAATAAAGTTGTTTTCACGTATGGTTCAAGCACAATTACCTCCAGTGGCGCATTAAGTGGCAGTACTTGGTATTACGTCACAGTTGTGCGTGAAGGAACCAGCACCAATCAAACCAAAATTTACATTGATGGCACCAATGACGGCACTGGAACAGTAAGCACAGATTTCACTCAAACCAATGCAATGTACGTTGGAGCCAACAGAACAGCAGGTGACGCCCTTAACGGCTACATCGACGATCTCCGCATCACCAAAGGCGTTGCTCGCTACACGGCGAACTTCACGCCGCCAACAGCAGCTTTACCTGACCTATGAACATCGCACTGATTGACGGCACTTCCGTCACCAAGGTGGGCGATTACCGCTCCATCTTCCCTCAAACATCCTTTGGTCCCAACGGTCCATCTGATGAGTTCCTAGCCGAGAACAACGCCAAGCGTGTCAATGTCTTTCTGCCCTATGACGCCAGCGCTCAAAAGCTGGTGGCCTGCGATCCGTACATTGACGGTGAATGGGTCTACACCGTAGAGGTCGAACCACTGACTCCTGAGGACCAGCAAGCTCGTCTCGACAGCCAATGGGCAAACGTTCGCGCTGATCGCAACAGCCGTCTTGCTGCCTGCGATTGGACGCAACTGCCTGATGCACCTGGCGACAAGGCGGCTTGGGCGACCTACCGGCAGGAACTGCGTGATGTGACCAGCCAAGCGGATCCGTTTGCGATTGTTTGGCCGGTGGCTCCTGATGCTGCTCCTGTTTCTGCTGATCCTGCAAACTAAATTAGTATTAAACCAACACGAGCATTTAACCAATGGTTCCCACTATTACTACTGCAACAGCTTTGACTTCAGCTGGAGTTACTAGCAATGTTCCTACTGTTGGTGCTGAAGATTTTGTTATCCAAGTTCTTGTTGCAAACATTGGCACAAACGTTGTAATTCGCATTGAAGCCACATTGGATGAAACCAATTGGTTTAATTGTGATTACGACGGGGATACAACTATTACGGCAAACGGTACGACAGCTTTTAATATCCCCAACGCTCCGCTGAGTGCCATTCGTGGTCGTCTTGTCAGTATTTCTGGCGGTACTCCTAGTGTGACTTTTTCGTTCTCTCGTCTTGGGGCTGGGAGTTAGTAAAAGCTGGGTGAGACATTTCGATGTACCATCCAGGTTCACCAAAAACGCCATTTTCCTTAAATTCTACTTGCGGCTGGGGGTCTAACTTTTCAGCCGCTTTGTGGTATTTAGATATTTCACTATTTAAATTTGCTTCTGTTTTAGCTTCTTGCCAAAGCTGTAGGAGCAAATCTAAAAAGTGTTTAATAAGCTGGTTAAAGAACTCTTTTAATCCCATGCCGTTCAGCTCCGAAAAGCAAATGCGTTATATGTACGCTAAGCATCCTGAGATCGCTAAGCGGTGGTCTAAGGAAGCCAAAGCGGCAGGCAAGTCACAGATTCAAAAAGGAGGCAAAATGAATAAAGGTTATAAAACCAAGTAAACCCATGCCAATCAAACGCGGCGGTCAGTCTCGCAGCAACGCGGGTCGTTATGCTCCTGAGGGTCAAGGAGCTACTCAACGTGGTCGCAATCTTCCCACTCCTAGTGGCAACCAACGGCCTATGCAAACGGCGAGGCTGCCACGAGCTCAAATGCCTGGCACTGTTACGTCTAGTGGAGCTGCTCGGACTGCCTCATTACTGGCTCAAGGTTCTACTGGTGCCTTGTCTCGTCTTGCTATTCCTCTTGCCATTGCTGCTGAGGTAATGCGGGCTCAACCTGCTGGACGAGGCTCTGAGCTGAGCGAGCGTCAAAAGAAGGAGTATTACGACGAAGCAAAAGCGAAGCGTCAAATGGACCTCCGTAATCAGCAGATGCAAGCTGACAAGGGTTCGTTTGACGATGCGTTTGCCGCTGCTCGTAAAGCTGGTCGTCAAGACTTTTCTTGGAGAGGTCGTAAATACAACACTAAGATTCGCGGAGAAGGCTGATGGCTAAAGGTCCCTGCTGGAAAGGCTACGAAATGGTTGGTACCAAAAAGAAAGGTGCCAAGACTGTTCCTAACTGTGTACCCAAAGGTAAATAGTTATGCCTTCTTTTGAAATCAAACGAGAATCTGGTGGCAGTAAACCAGGTCCTCAGCTCCCAAAAATTCAAGAAACCAAACCTCTTCCCAAGGGTCATCCGTACCGCCCTGGTTCGATTGACGTTGAAGCTGTTCGTCTTGCTTACAAGATGAAGAAAGGCTTTGGTGGTATGGCCTAATGGATCCTTCTTTCATCCTGTCTTTGTTTTTAGGTGCTGCCTCAGTTGGAGGTGGTGTCTTTGCTTGGTCGCACAAACGTCACATGGAACTAGATCGTCGTATTGACCAAGTGGAGATGACGGTTCACAAAGAGTTTGTTAGAAAGGACGAGCTGATGCCAATGATGGACCGGATCGACAAGCAGATCCAACACATCGACGAAAAACTCGACCGGATTTTACTCAATGGCCGACATCTCACTCCGTGACGTAGCTAAGTATTACAACAATCAAGAACATCAAAACTTTGCTTTGGATTTCCTTCAGGAGAATCTTGCTCCTGGGATCCTGGCAAAGTTTTCTGATTTGTGGCGATCAGGACCAAAGAATCAAATCCCCAGTAACGGTTCGTGGGACGGTGTAGTAGAACTTGCTCGTGAAGCTGGAGCAAAGTTTCCAGAACTAGTAGCTGCTCAGTGGGCTCTTGAAAGTAACTGGGGCCGTAATACATCTGGCACTCATAATTACTTTGGTTTAAAAGGTAAAGGTACAACTACTACAACAACGGAGTATGTAAATGGAGTACCTATTTCTATTCGGGACGGGTTTCTTAATTTTGGCTCTCTCAAGGAGTGTGTTGAATATCTTGTTACCCGTTGGTACAAAGATTACAAACAATACAGCGGTATCAATAACGCAAAAACGACGTTAGAAGCAGCTCAGCAACTAACAAAACAAGGGTACGCAACAGATCCTGCCTACGCAACAAAGCTGATAACCATTGTTCAACGACAACAGCCGAAGCAGGAGGTCCAGCAAACGGGAAAGTTGCTCAAGGTACCTTACGAGTACCAACTAGACAATGGACCTACTGGGTATCGGGAGTGTTTTAGTTCTAGCTGCGCCATGGTGGCTAGCTATTACGGCAAGATCAAAGGTGACGATGCGTATAACAAGCTCAGAGCACGCTTTGGGGACTCTACGAGCGTTGATGCTCAGCTAAGGGCTCTTCGGTACCTTGGACTAGAACCCAAATTCATCCAGAACGGCACCCCAGAGCTCCTCAGAGACGAGATAGACGCTGGTAGGCCTGTAGTAGTCGGATGGCTCCACAAGGGCCCTGTAGGGGCTCCTAGCGGCTCTGGACACTACAGTGTGGTCATTGGCTACACAGAAGGTGCTTGGATACATCACGACCCTAATGGTGAGGCCGATATGGTCCGTGGAGGATATATCAACCACACGAAGGGTAAAGGCGTGGCTTATAGCCAAAAGAACTGGAATAAAAGGTGGCTTGTTGAAGGTCCTGGGTCGGGTTGGGCTATTTTGATCAAGAAACCGTCCTAATTATTCCTATGGACTTCTCTGATCCTTCAGTGCAAGCAGCTCTTTGGTTAAGTGCTTTTGCTGCTTCTGAAATTATTGGTGTTTCTAAATTGAAAGAAAACAGCCTCGTACAATTGGGGTTGAAACTGTTCCGAGTTATCTATGGCAGCCGCTCCAAAAAAGTCTCTAAATAAGACTGAGGGTCTGGCTTCAGAGGACGATCTGTTTAGTCTTCACCGTCTGGTGGCTACCAAACTGATTGATCAACTGAACCGTGATGACGTTAAAGCGTCTGACCTTGCTAACGCTATTAAGTTCCTGAAAGACCAAGGTATTACTGCTCTTAACGGCGGTGATGTTTCTGCTATTTCTGAGATGATTTCTGCACTGCCAGAGGTCGATCTGAAGAAAGTTCGGTCTTATATTAGTGCTTAGGAATTAACCCTTCCTATATGTACAAAGCAGAGCCCTCGGTATGGTGATTCGTTCGCCATCCGGGGGCTTTGTCTATTTGACACCAGAGGCTGCTATGGCGAATCTTCAAGCCCTCCAGCGTCGTGAAGCGGTAAAGCAATGGAGACAATCAATTAAAGAAGCTTTTGGTTGTAAATGTGCCTACTGCGGTGTCAAAAGCGAACAGCTAACCCTTGATCACATTCATCCAAAAACCAAAGGTGGTGAGGATTTAGCCACCAACATTGTTCCAGCTTGTCAGCGTTGTAACCACGAGAAAGGTAGTTCTCACTGGAAAATGTGGTTTCAAAGCCGTCCTGACTATTGTGAGAAGCGCGAAGAGGTTATCAACCAATGGATGAGCTACCACCTATGCCCAGTTTCGATCTCTCCATAGAGCAGCAGCTAAGGCTGGAGAGAGTTAGGCGGGATATTCCAAACGCTTCTAGGGAGGACTTGGAAAAGATGTTGTTTGAGTTCATGAAAATGAACGTTGTCCTGCAGAATAACTTGAGCCAAGTTTTCAAGTGGGCAAGTAAATCCAATGCCAAGAGCCAGCAGCCAGACTGAAAAGATTATTCAAGAAGCAGCAGCTTCGTTTCCTGTCTTTGCTACCTACCTCTGGGACTACCTAAAACTTCCTAGCCCTACTCCGGTTCAGTATCAAGTTGCTGATTACCTGCAGACCGGTCCTAACCGCCGGATCATCATGGCGTACAGGGGTTGCGGTAAAAGCTTCCTGACGGCTGGCTATGTGCTGTGGAGGCTACGTCGGGATCCAAACTGTAAGGTGCTGGTGATCTCTGCAGCTCAGGACCGTGCAGATGCGTTCTCCGTCTTTTGTCATGACCTGCTCCGAAACTGGTTTATGGTCAAAGACCTGTTCCCTAGCGACACCCAACGGTTTAGCAAAGTTGCTTTTGACGTTTACGGCGCGAAACCAGACCAGTCTCCTTCAGTACGTTCCAGCGGTATTTTTGGTCAGATTACTGGCTCCCGTGCTGATCTCATCGTTGCTGATGACGTGGAGACACCCCAGTCCTGTGAAACCCAACTGATTCGGGACAAGCTTCGGGAATCAATCAAAGAGTTTGACTCCGTTATTAAGCCTGGTGGGGAGATCGTGTTCCTTGGAACTCCTCACACCCAAGACAGCGTTTACGCAAAGCTTGAAGTTTCTGGTTACGAAGTCAGAATCTGGCCTGCCCTGTACCCCACTAACAAGAAGTTCAAGGACTACTACGGCGACCGTCTGGCACCAAAGATCAAAGCAGATCTAGAAGCCGATAAAGACCTTGCAGGGCACCCTGTAGATCCTGGACGTTTTGATTGGGAAGAACTGGAAGCTAGACAGCTCTCTATTGGCCGTAGCACGTTCAACCTCCAGTTCCTCCTTGACATCAGCTTGAGCGATGAGGAACGGTTTCCTCTCAAGCTCAGAGACCTCTGTGTGTTTCGCCTGAACCGCGAACAAGGTCCTAACAAGGTCATCTGGCTGGCTAATGGCGATAAAGCCCTTGATTTGCCTTCAGTGGGCCTTCATGGTGATCTTTTCTACAAACCGGCTCAGATAGGGGATGAGTTTCTTGAATACACCGGGGTTGTCATGGCTGTTGACCCCTCTGGACGCGGCACTGACGAGCTTGGCTACTCGGTAGTTGCATACCTGAACGGCAACCTTTTCCTTCTCGCTAGCGGTGGCCTTCGGGGTGGCTACAGCGAACCGAACCTCAAGAAGCTTGCCCTCATCGCTAAGGAGTACAAGGTCAAGCAAATAATTGTTGAAAGCAACCTCGGCCTCGGGATGTTCTCTGAGCTTCTCAAGCGCTACCTCGGCACGATTTACCCCTGCAGCGTTGAAGAGGTCCGACACACAAAGCAAAAGGAACTCCGCATCATCGACACCCTTGAGCCTGTCCTTAACCAACACCGGCTCATGGTCGACACGAACGTAATCCTTCAAGACCTCGCCTCCACGGAGACCTACCCAAGCGAAACTAGAAGCCAGTACCAACTGTTCTTTCAGCTCACTCGGATTACCAAAGAGAAAAACAGCATTAGACATGACGACAGACTCGATGCTCTGGCTATGGCCGTTCAGTACTTTACGGAGTCCATGGCTCAAACAGAACAGAAAGCTATGCAGGCTCGTGAATCGGCACAGTGGGAGCTAGAGCGTCGGTTCATCCAAGGAGAAGGTGGTTTGAAGATCGATGCCCTTGGATACGCCACAAGCTTTGAAGACCTTGAAAAGGCCCTTACAGCGTCCTCAGGTGGCGCTAATTGGCTCAGTGAGCTTTAACGCGTAGCGTTTGTACCGTAGGAGCCTCTAAAAGGCCTTAGAAAGCCCTTTGGCTACCCTGACACCTAAAACGTCTTAGAGGGGCCTTACAGGGGCTTCTAGGGGCCTCTGAGCGTGCATACGGTAAACAGCCATCTTTAAGACAGACCCCTGTGGGCTTTACGCTCGTAGAAAGGAGGGGTCTTGACAGCCGTGATTAGAGTGTATTTAAAAGTAATTAAAGAGGCTCTCTAAGTGGGTACTTAGAGAGTCTTTTTTAAAGGGTCTTTTATCGTAGTAAAGGTAAATAACGTTTGTTATAGGTAATTACCCTGTTTTAAAGGGTCTTTTACTGTCTTCCTTCTAAGACCTTCTTAAGACACTTATTAAAGAGGTCTTTAGAGGTACCACTTAGAGGCCTCTTAGAGCTACCTTTAAGTGCCTCTTTAAGTACTAATTAAAATGCCTAGTGTCTCTTTGGTTACTGTGACACCAGATGCAGAGGAACTCCTGGTGTATATGGCAAGAGTTAGTAACCCAGCTAACCAACTCAAAGGCAAAGGATCAGAACGGCTTATCCAATACCTGATTGACCACAAGCATTGGTCTCCTTTTGAGATGGTCCACATGGTGCTGGAAATCAACACCACTAGGTCTATTGCTGCTCAAATCCTTAGGCATAGGTCTTTCTCGTTCCAAGAGTTCTCTCAGCGGTATGCAGATACAGAACTGATTGGTTACGCCAAACCTCCTCACCTCAGACGACAAGACAACAGCAATAGGCAGAACAGTATTGATGATTTAACTGCTGATAAAACTCAGATCTTTTACCGAAGGATTAATCAGCATTTTGAAGAGGCTCAAGACTTGTACCGAGAGATGGTCTCAGTAGGGGTAGCTAAAGAGTGTGCTCGTGATGTCCTACCCCTAGCCACTCCAACCAGGATGTATATGGCTGGTACAGCTCGGAGTTGGATTCATTACATTGATTTACGGTCTCAAAATGGGACTCAGATGGAACATATGAATATTGCTAACGAGGCTAAACAGATCTTTTGCAAAGAGTTTCCTACTATTGGTAAAGCATTGAACTGGGTCTAACTGTGGCTGAGCGTAACTACCGAAAGGAATACGACAACTACCACTCAAAGCCCGAACAACGGGAAAACAGGTCTAGTCGTAACAAAGCTCGTCGCAAGATGGCTAAACACGGTTACAAACTGAACGGAAAGGACGTAGATCACAAAGACGGTAACCCTCGTAATAACAGCCGCTCTAACCTTCGGATACAGAGTCCGAGTGCTAATAGGTCTCGGAATAAGTAGAGGGGTGTTGTAGGGGCTTCTGGAGGGGTTTGAAGAGGTTTTAGAGGGTCTTAAGGGGCCCTCTTTTTTTTTTATTGGTACTCAAAAGGTTTTGCTTCGGATTTTTGAGCCCTAGTTAGCGATCTGCCCCGCCGCCAGCCCCCCCTCCAGGGCCTTTAATGCCGCCTTATTGCTAATGGGTCGCAATAGCACCTGAGGGTCTCGGGGGTCCTAAGGCGGACTGAGTATGAGTTAGGAGCTATGCGGTTATGCGTCAAGGCGCATATACACACGCGCTCATGGCCACATCGAACTAGGCCCTAGGAGCCTCTGAGAGCCCTTCAATACCCTTTCAGCACCCTTTACCCTCAGAACCTCTTACAAGGCCCTTCCTGGCTCTCCTAGGCCTCTATCACGGTTTGTA